TGATGAGCTTCGCGGCCGTCGCCTACCACCTTTCTCGACCGGTCCTGACACCCTGCTGGTTGCATATTACGCGAGTGCAGAGATCGGCTGTTTTCTCGAGCTCGCGTGGCCGACGCCCGCCCGTATCCTGGACCTGTACGCGGAATTTCGTTGCCACACGAATGGCACTCGGTTGCCCTGCGGTGCCGGTCTCGTTGGCGCATTGGCTGCGTTCGGTCTCGACAGCATCAGCGCCGCGGAGAAGGACGCTATGCGGCAGCTGGTCCTACGCGGGGGTCCGTGGAGCGACACTGAGCGGCGGGAGATCCTGGCCTACTGCGAGAGCGACACGGTGGCGCTCGAGAAGCTATTGGGCGCCATGGGGCCGCATATCGACCTACCGAGAGCGCTGCTTCGCGGCAGGTATATGGTCGCCGCAGCGTGCGTGGAGCGCATAGGTATCCCGGTGGACAGCAAACTGCACGTCAGGTTGGTGCAGAACTGGACACACATCCGCTCGAGGCTTGTTGAGGCCGTAAACCATGACTTTAAGGTGTACGAGGGCACGACATTCAAGCACGACAGGTTCGCTACCTACCTCGCTGGTCGCGGCATTCCGTGGCCCCGACTCGACAGTGGACAACTTGACCTCAAGGACGACACGTTCCGAGACATGGCGAAGGCTTTCCCGGAAATTGGCCCACTAAAGGAGCTGCGGGTTTCGTTGTCACAGTTGCGGCTTAATGGCCTCGAGATTGGTGACGATGGCCGGAACCGAGTCCTGCTAAGCGCTTTCCGTGCCGCCAGTGGGCGCAACGCTCCGAGTAGTACCGGGTTCATTTTCGGTCCGGCGGTGTGGCTGCGTGGTCTGATTCAGCCGGCGCCAGGGCGGGCGCTCGCGTATGTCGATTGGGCGCAGCAGGAGTTTGGGATTGCCGCGGCACTGAGCGGTGATCCCAACATGTTGGCGGCCTATCGCAGTGGCGACCCGTATCTTGAATTCGCCAAGCGTGCCGGTGCCGTACCTGCCGATGCCACCAAGGCCACGCACGGCGCGGAGCGCGAGCTCTATAAGACCTGTGCCCTGGCTGTCCAATACGGGATGGGCCCGCAGACCTTAGCGCAACGGATTGGCCGGCCGGAAATCGTGGCGCGCAATCTGCTCGAGGATCACCGGCAGGTATTCCGTGTCTTCTGGCAGTGGAGCGACGGCGCTGCGGCTCGTTTTAACCTTGTGGGAGAGCTGCGTGCCGTATTCGGTTGGCGTCTGCGTAACGGTACGGATAAGAGCGAACGCACAGCTCGGAATTTCCCGATGCAGGCGAACGGCGCCGAGATGATGCGCTTGGCCACGTGCCTTCTGACCGAGGCGGGCATCAGCGTGTGTGCACCCGTTCACGACGCCTTCCTAATTGAGGCCGACGATTCCAACATTGACCAGGTTGCAGCCGCGGCCCAGCGGCACATGGCGGCGGCGTCTCAAGCCGTGCTGTCCGGCTTTGAGCTCCGCAGCGACTTGAAGGTCTACCATTATCCCAACAGGTACACAGATGGCCGAGGCGTTCGGATGTTCGAAATCGTCACCGAATTATTGGCAGAAACCGGGGAGCAGCCTACCCGTGCACCGGTGCAACAGAAGCGTGCACCCATGCACGAGCAATGTGCATGAGCGCTCATCAGGTCCATCTTATTTAATAAATCTTATTTAAATATCTTATTTATATAGATAGGGAGGGGTGGTGAAGGTACGGCGGTTGTACTGGGATCCCGAGCAGCAGAAATACACGACCCGACGCAGTCGGTCGCCCATTACTACTCGACGGTTCGTAAAAGGGCCGCTTCCTTTGTCGTGGATCGCCCAGGCCGTCCAACTGCCTGGCAAGGCGCTGCATATCAGCTTGGCGCTCTGGTATGTCGCGGGCCTCCAAGGCTCGCGTAGGGTGGCCGTGACGAACCAACTAGCAGTTGATTTCGGTTGTGACCGCTTCGCGAAAGTTCGCGCTCTGCGACAGCTGGAGAAAGCGGGCTTAGTCAAGCTCGAACGATACGGGCATGCTGCCCCGCGTGCCACGCTGCTGCACCGTGCGGGGAAAGTCGTGACAGCGTCATCCACCGCAACCAACACCCGGTCGAGGTAACACCCCATGAGCGAGCCCAGCGAATCAACTGGAAACGTGGTCGACTTCCCCAATCGCGTCGACTCCGCGCTGACTTGCAGGCGATGTCGGAAACCGACCCCGTGGTGAAGGCACGCGCTGCCGCCGGGAGTACACCATTCACTTTCCCTGCTCCGGATCGACGGTGCGGGCAGCTGTCTACGACGGCGAGCACGGCGACTCCTGCCCGGATTGCGGCGTCAGCAGGGGCTTCGTGCACCACGAGTACTGCGCCATGGATTACTGCACGAAGTGCGACATGCAGATGACTGATGCACGCTGACATGCCCTGCGCGATGGTACGGCGTTACTACGCCGCGGCAGCAGATGCAGAGCGAGATTAGCCGTGTGTTTTCGCGGGTCCCTTCAGAGGTCGGGCACCCGGGCGGGTGCCACGAGTCTCGAAAACCCCGTAGGTAAAACAGGCACTTAGGTTCGTTCGCATCGAGCAGAAAGCAGCATGAAAAAGCCTGATTTCGACAAGCTGACACAAGAACAATGCGCGCGTGTGCACGGTGTAACAACTCGCGCGGTGCAGAAATGGGATCTCGCCGGCCATCCGCGCAACGACGACGGCAGTTACTGTGCCAGCGAGTCGGTGCAGTGGCGCCTCGATCGCGAGGTGCACGACGGTCTCAACGTGGATGCGGAGCGCGCCAAACTGCTCAAGGCGCAGTCTGAGAAGGCGCTGCTCGACCTCGCAGTCCGGCGCGGAACGCTGCTGGAGCGCTCTGAGGTCGTGCAGGGCGGCTGCGCGCTGTTGGGGGCCATGCGGGCACGTCTGCGAGCGATCGCGGCGCGTATCGCGCCAGAAGTCTCCACACCGGAAACCTACACGGCAGTGCGGACCGCGATTGCCGCCGCTATCGATGAGGCACTCGAGGAAATTTCTGATGAGAACTTCGTTTCGCGTGTCGCTGCGCACAGCCTGGCTGAGCGAGCTGGCGATAGCGGTGAGACCGCCACCCAAGCTGACAGTAAGCGAGTGGGCCGACGAGCACCGCGTGCTCTCCAGCGAGAGCGCGGCAGAGCCCGGTAGGTGGCGCACAGAGCGGGCCGAGTATCAGCGCGGCGTGATGGATGCGCTTACCGACCCGAACGTGCGCCAGATCGTGGTCATGAAGTCCGCGCAGGTCGGCGCCTCGGAGATCGAGCTCAACATGTTGGGCTTTTACATCCAGCACGATCCCGGTCCGGTGCTGTACCTGCAGCCCACGCTCGAGATGGCCGAGGCCTTCTCGAAGGACCGCATCGCGCCGATGTTGCGCGACAGCCCGGCACTCGCCGAGCTCGTCGATGAAGCGAAAAGCCGGGACAGCGGCAACACCCTCCTGCATAAGCAGTTTCCTGGCGGCCATCTGACACTCGCGGGCGCAAACTCTCCTGCAAGCCTCGCCAGCCGACCGATCCGCGTTGTCCTGGCCGATGAAGTCGACCGATATCCGATCTCCGCCGGCACCGAAGGAGATCCGCTCGCGCTCGCCATCAAGCGCACCTCGACGTTCCACGATTCCCGTGTCGTCGTCGTGTCGACCCCGACCGTGAAGGGTGCGAGCCGCATCGAGGCGGCGTTCAAGGAGTCCGATCAACGTCGGTTCCACGTTCCCTGTCCCCACTGCGCCGAGATGCAGGTGCTCACCTGGTCACAGGTGAAGTGGCCGCCGGAGTCGCCAGCCGAGGCAGCCTATTGCTGCCCGCATTGCGGCGCGATGTGGACCGAGGCCGAGCGCACCGCAGCGGTGCGCGCCGGTGAGTGGCGCGCGAGCGTGGAGTTCCGCGGCATCGCCGGCTTTCACGTCAACGAGCTCTACTCCCCCTGGCGCACGCTGGCAGCGATCGCGGCGGAGTTCCTCGCGGCGAAGGATTACCCGGAGCGGTTGCGCACCTGGGTGAACACCTCACTCGGTGAGACCTGGGAGGTTGCGGCCACCGCTGCGGTCGAGCCTCACGCGCTCGCGCTGCGGGCGGAAGGTTACGGGCTCGGCACGGTGCCTGAAGGTGTAGGGCTCATCACCGGCGCGGTCGACGTTCAGGGCGATCGCCTCGAGCTGTACGTCTGGGGATTCGGTGCCGCCGAGGAGTCGTGGCTGCTCGATCGCCAGATCCTCTGGGGCGATCCGGCGCACCCAGTCGTCTGGCAGCAGCTGCTCGAGCAGCTCGAGCGGCCGCTCACCGGTGCGGGTGGCGCGCCTGCCATTCCGTTCGCGGTGGCCGTGGACTCAGGCGGCCTGCATACCCAGGAGGTTTATGCTTTCTGCCGCAATCATGCGCACCGTCGCACAGAGTTCGGCCTGCAGACCTTGCTTGCGATCAAGGGGCAAAGCAAAAGCGATGCGCCGATCCTCGGTAAGCCCACGCTGCAGGAGGTGAACTGGAAAGGCCAACGCCTGCCGGGTGGCGTGAAGCTGTGGCCGGTCGGCTCACATGCGGCGAAGGCGATGATCTACGGCCGACTCAAGTCCGAGACGCCCGGCCCTTGCTACATCCATCTGAGCGCCGAACTGCCCGGGGAGGTTTACGACCAGCTGACAGCCGAGCGCCTGGTCACGAAGTACGTGCGTGGCTTCGGTCGGCTCGAATGGGAGATCACCAAGGGGCGGCGAAACGAGGCTCTGGATTGCGCGGTGTATGCGTACGCGGCGGCGTTGTGGGCCGGCATGGGGCGCATGCGCGAGCCCGACTGGCAGCGCAGGCGCACGGCGTTGCACGGTGCGCGGCCCCAGGGAGGCACCGGAGCGAAGAGTGATCCCGCGCCTGCATCGCCGGCAGTACCGCCTGCCGCGCCGTCGAGGCCCGATCCGCGCTGGTCGGCCTGGGGGCCGCGCTCTGGTGGGGGCAGTTGGGTCACGGGCTGGCGCAAGTGATGAGCACGCCGCTACCTATCAAGCATGCTGCGCGCGAGCTCGGAATCTCGCCGGCTCAACTGCGCGCCCACTTGTCCCGTGGTGCACCCAAGGCGCGCCGAGGCGGCAAGGGACGCGGGCACACCACGTTGATCGACCCCTCTGCGGTGCGCGCGTG